TGATGTTATTGATTTGGTTGAATCAGAAAATGACCAACCACCTTATGCTAATCAACCTGATATTACACTCCCTCCTACTTATGTTGGAAATGGACAGAGTGCTACTTATGGTATTATGGTGGATACTGCTACTGTCGGGTCAACCGGGCGCTCAGTTACTCTAGATGGTGGATTGATTCCACTTGGTCTTTTGGCTATTTCCACTGCTGGAGTTGGTTCTGGTACCATTAGGGTTCATTTAACTCGAGGTACATACAAAGGTGTTGCAGCACTTCCTATGGGGGATTTCAGATGAGTGTTCCTCAGAAAGCAATCGATGCTGGTAAATTGGCGCAGATTGCTCAACTGGTTCGTGATAACCAGGTGATGACTGCAGTTATTGTATTCCTTTTATGGCAGGCTGGTGCTATTGCGCAGGCAAGTACGTATATCGGAGGTGTGTGTTAATGGCAACGAAATATGGTAAAGTGTTCACATGTAAAAAAGGCAAATACAAAGGTAAGCGAGTTAAGTACGCTTACCAGAATGGACGTAAGTCAACCAAGAAGATGGTTCTTCATCGCCGAAGGCGTTAGTTATGTCTTGGTGGGTAAATCAAGAAAAGTCCTATTGGGATAATTTAGGTTGGGAAATTCTCGACTTTTATGATGATGATGTTCTTGTCCCTAGACGTATAGTTCGAACTATTGGTAAACATCGTGATGATAAAGGATTACGTGTACGTGATGTTTTTGGTGGTGGTATGGTCGTACTTGGTACGGCTATGTTGATACCTGGGCCAGTAGATGTTGCAATGGCTGCTGGTGGTGTTGTTTTGTTTAAGCATCCTGCAGGTGCTGTTGTTGGACTTGTTGGTTATAATTTGGCTGCATTAGCAATGATTGCTGGTGGTACTGCTTTGATTTATTCTTAGGGCTTTGTGCACCCTTCATCTTCATCAACCCGCACTACTCATTGGTGCGGGAGGGAGCCTGCCGACCGACGCGGTGAGATTCACATTTAGGACATTCTCTTCATCAATCCGCACTACTCCTTGGTGCGGGAGGGAGCCTGCCGACCGACGCGGTGAGATTCACCACTTACCGATCTTGGCCGATTTCCATCCATCTGCTTTCGTGATGTATTTAACCAGGTAATTCATACAGGCTCTCCTTCCACAGCCTTTTCGAGTTTCTCCTTTATGTTGGTATTTGACTTGATAGTCCTTAACTGAACGGACGTCCACAATACCACCCCATTCTTTGTAGAACTTACTATCTTCAGTAATCATTGGTTTTCCGTTTTGGTCTAAATGCCAAAGACCTTTAGGACGATTGTCTAAATATTTTGAAACCAATATGCAATGTGTATGGAAATGAAGTTCGATTCCTTCAAATCCATACCCGTCCCATACTGCTTTCTCGGTACACTCGGGCCAGTATTGTCCCATTGCTTCTCGACCTTGCCACCAGGAGTTTCTATCTCTCCAATTTCTGAAACTTCGAACACATTTCCTTTTGTGTTCTTCTCGAAGGAATTCCTTGTTCGATAATTCATCTAGAGGAATAAATAGATTCCATTCTTTTCTGGTGAAAGTTACGAATCTTAGATGTTGATATCCCTCATTCATTCGTAATAGATCCAATTTAACAAATACGTTAGCTGCATTTGTCCACCTCTTTTGTCGGGATCTACATTTCTTACAACGCTTAGGAAATGCTCTCGCTTGTACTGCGGCATCCGATAGGAAAGATTTGTTTGGTAATCCTCTAAGAACAATATCTTGCATCCATTTGTGGCCATGTGTTTTGCAATCATAACACACATATCGGAATTTCCTAGGTTTTTCTTCCACTTTACTAGATACAGTACCACTAACCGTCTCAAGACTTTTATGAGCGTGTTTTGCCCATATTGGCATAGATTCCATACGCAAATGCGAATCTAAGGTGGTATTTAGTTACATATGTTATATTTATAGACCGTTTTCTATCTCATGAAATCCATGGCTCGACCTCAGTTGAATATTGTTACACTGGATTTTATTGCAGGCGACCCTGGTCAAATGATAATTGATATTCCCAGGGCCCTCAGTTTGTATAACCGGAAATCATATCGTTCCGGTTACGTATACTCGGTTGATTATATCGAGTATATTGGTACTGCTAATGACATTATTACTATTGCAAAATTGCCAACCACTTATGGGATTCTGGCGGCATACAAAACTGCTTTCAAATTGTGGCGTGAACAACGTGCTGCAACAATTGAGGATACTGGAATCGAACCTGGTAAATGGTCGGATTTCAAACCTTATTATAACCAAGAGCATTTGATTGCTGGAGGTGTTGGCGGCTGGCCGGAATTGCTACCCAAGGGTATGGGTGCTGGATTACTTCTTCAAGATCTTGATACTGTTGGAGCGGAATGGAATAGAGCGGAAATTGTTACGAATGATTTTGCAGCTGCTACTACTGCTACTTATTTTGTTGGTATGTTGGGTGATGATGATATCACCGGTGGTTATGTTTCTGTTATGGATGGTTATGGAGATACTCGATCTCCTACACTTTCTCCTGATCCTTTGGTTCCTCAAATTGCATCATCTTCTTGGATGACTATGACTGGCGAGGAATCGAGGGAGATGGCTGTTGATGTTATTGATTTGGTTGAATCAGAAAATGACCAACCACCTTATGCTAATCAACCTGATATTACACTCCCTCCTACTTATGTTGGAAATGGACAGAG